TTTACGTCAGGTGTGCCTGTTATCCAATCGTTCTCAAAAGACTCTTCATTCTTGTAGATAAATTTTACATCTAAGACATCATTGACCAACGAGATAGACTCATCTTCAACTGCATTGCCTTTGTCCGTGTAACGGCTTGAAAACTCCTTCTTGATGCCGTATTTGTGTTCTAATACTAACTCGTGAATGTAAGTCTTTGCCGTTTGGCTTAGTATTTCGCTTTTAGAGCGAGGTGTAGCCATCAGTTTCCCGATAGCTGAACACCGAATCTTGAGAGTTTTCATAGTGCGTTAAGCATATCGGTTTGACCTTCAGTTAATGCAAATGATGCTTCGAGCTTTTCACGGGTGTATTCACCTTTGGCAATGGCTTGTACTGCTGCGCTAAAACGCTTTTGGTCAATGGCAGGTAGTTTCTTCTCAGTTTTAACTTGTTCGCCTGATGCGTCCGTGTCTTTGTCAGTTACTAAACCAAGTGCAGAGCTGAGTGCATACCTGCGGTAATACGTTACACCTGAACCAAACGATTGAAAGTCATTCATACCCTTTAATTGAACGTAAGGGATGGCAACAAGGCTCTCTAAGTTCTCTCCTGACTCAACATGAAATACCATCGTAGCAATGTAATTGACATCGTCTTTGGTGTGTAGGGTTTGAGTAAATCCAAGTCCGTGTTTTTTTAGCAACGGATTGATTACCTCAAAGATTTTTGGCAGGTCTGCATAAGAGTATCCGTAACCTTGTGTTGCCTTGTGAATTACAGGCACTTCTTGTTGGAACATTGCCAACGATTTAAATAAATTCTTCATAGCGTTTATTATTGCGTGCGTTACAGATGCGCACCCCCCGTTTAATTAGTAACTATCGGAGTAATACTCTTGAACGCCATCTATAAATAAATAACGTTCTTTAAGACCTCCCATTTCGTCTTTAGCGTCGACGTAGACTTTTTCTTTTGCAATCCAACCCTCCGAATTTAAGCCCTCCGCGTTATGCTTCTTACTTAACTTCATTGCTAGTTTTAATGCTGCGCTTTTTGTTTTTCGTTTGTGCCATTGCAGTATGTCAGTACCGCCGTCAATGCTACAAACTTCAATTGAATAAACCATAGCTTTATTTTTATCAATGAACTTATACACAAATATAAGCATTAATTAGATACAAATATAAATTTTAACAAAAAATTAACAATTTTAACTAAATTTTAACAACTTGATTAGTTTTTAAACACTGCTTTGTTTAATATTTAAACACTTTTTCTTGTAAATTGTAATCAATTCTTTTAGTTCGTCAACTGACCATCTCTTTGATAAATGCGCTCTACCTTGTAATTCAATCAATCTTTCTGCTCCGATTCGTTTTTCAATACCTATTTGATAGTTTAGTAGGTTTCCGCTTAAATAAGTGTTGCAGTGTTCGCATTGTAAGTGGCAGTTGTCCTCATCAAACCTGACATTTGAGTGTCCTCCTTGAGAGTAGTAGTGGCCGCAATTTTTTTTGAGTGGCGGTTTGTTACAGCTTATGCAGTTCAATCCTTTGTCACGCTCTCTTATGTACTTATTGAATACTACCTGTGCTTCTTTTAACCAATCTGATGTTGTCTTAAGGTCGTTTTTCATTTGTGTTTTGGTCTGCTTCCATTGCTTCTCTTTGGCTTCAGCTACAAAAGCACGGATGCACTCTTCTTTGAGGCAATATTTGTGATTAAAGCGGATAGGTTCAAACTTATCCTTGCAGTTTTTGCAGCGCATCAGAATAGTTTTTGTTGATTAGTATGTTCCTTAATTCTTTGCACCGACTTTTCGTAGTATTTAGCATCAATTTCACACCCTATAAATTCTTTGTTTAAATTATGAGCTGCTATTGCAGTTGTTCCGCTACCTAAATAAGGGTCAAAAATTAAATTAGATTTCGGGAAACACATAATAAACCTCTCGGCTAAAGATAAAGGAAATGCTCTTTTGTGTTCTTTATTGGTTCCTTCTGCTAAATCTTTTATTAAATCGTGTTGGTTAATTTCGTTGTAAAAATCAGTATTAATACCTTTTGATAGCCAATAAATCCTCTCAGTCATTGGGTAAAATCTACATTTATCAAAATTTTGACTACCATTAAACCAAACTATTTCTTGTTTTATTATCCATTTTGTTTTTAATAACCATTCGTAAGGGCTTATTTGCTTCCCGTTTCTAATTCTATTTTTATGGTTATACATAACGCTTCCACCTTCTTTTGTAATTCTATAAAGTTCATTTAAAAATGCAATTTGCATATTTTGGTATTGCTCCTCAGGTAAATTATCTAAATAAATGTTATACGCTTTAAATGATTTATTACCTGTATGGTGTTTTTCACCTAAATTGTATGGAGGAGAAGTAACTGTAAGGCAAATACAATTATCAGGATAACGGTTCATTAATGACATATTATCCTCGTTTGTTATTGTTATTTTGTCGGTTATGTTCATAGCGTGTTTTTTTTAGTCTAATTCAATTACTTCTTCAATCCATTGGCGAAACAAAATCTGCAATTGAATCTGCTCGTCAAATATCTTACCTGCGTTCTCTCCGTCTATTCGTAGAATGTCTCGGTCTACACGCTCAATTTCTTCTACAAGAATGTTTGCCTTACGCTTTAAGGATTGCTTAAATACATACTGATTGTTTAAATCTTCAATGAAATCTGCCAACACAGGAAGGAAGGCTGTCAATGCTACTAATTTTTTTGTCTTTGTCATAACTCGTTTTCTATTTTATTGTACTTGATTTGGTTTTCTAATTCGTGTATTATTCGTGTTTGCTCCATGTTTCGGTTAGCGAGAATTGTATTTTCTCGGCTTATCGCTACTGCGTGTTCATATAGGTTTGTCAGAAAGCTAATTGCTTCTAATAGCTCTTGTTCGCTTTGCTCTGCTCCTTTGATGTAGTCAGTTGCTTCAGGCCTTGTTTTTAGTATTTGCTCCCGTGCGTTTTGAATTCGTTTTTTTATACTCCAAAGATTTGCTCCCGTCTTTATTTTTTGTAGTCCGATGTCCATTAGAAAGGTGTTTGGTTTGCTAAATTACGGAGTTTCTCCGATGTTGAAATCACATCTTTTGCAGATTCAAACGTTGTTTGGAATTCCTTAGGTCGAAATGGTGTTAAAGGGTCTACTCCGTTTATTTGGAAGCCGATTCCTGAATTAAAATCACATATTACAGGAAAGTCCATTTCAGTATGTTTACCGCCTGTTTCCATGTCCTTTACCTTTTCTACTTGAATCCATGTTTTGTATTTATGCTCAGGGTGTTTAATCAATCGGTGTATAACTAACATATCATCGCAGCGATTTGTAAAGCTCTTACCACCTTCAATGTGGTCTTTCAACGGTGCTTTTAAATGCCCTTTTAATTCTCCTTCGGCATATAAGTTTCCACCTCTACCTGATTCACTATTAGGGTGCGTGTTTATGTAGATGGTCATTCCGTTCTGATTCACAAATTGACGTGCTTTATTCATAAACTCGTAATTACCTGCAAACGACATCTCCCGGTCTAAACCTGTAAATGGGTCAATCAATCCTACATCAGCTCCGCTATTTTTAAATAGTTCAAGAATTTCCTCAGGCTTGTAAAGTTTTGAGTTGTCTATGAATGTAAACGATTGCTCTAAGTACGCAAGGTCTCCGCTGATTTGTGAGTGACTCAACTTGCTAAAATGCTTACCTCTATACATCTGAATCATGTCTCGCAAGATTTGTCCTTTCTGATTCTCACCTGACCAAATGCAGAACGTTAAATTGTGTTTAAGTGCAAGCGTAAGAAAGTACCAATTTATCCAATACGTCTTACCTACGTTGTCATGTCCTAAAATGATATTGAGTTGCTTAGGTTTAAATCTTAAATGCTCATCTAAAAAGCAGTCAAGTCCGAGTCCTTGTTTGATTTTACCATCTCGTACATCCAAGAGGTATTGTAGTGAGTCTCCGTGTTTAAGTAGCATCAGTTATTTTTTAGTGCGGTTAGTAATCTATCGTTTTCCTTTTCAAGCCAATTAGCATTAAAACCTTTCCATGAACGCTCTACGCATTTTCTAAGGATATGGTTACGGTCTCCTCCGTGTTTTTGTACTTGGCTTATAAATGAGTTAAACGCAGTTTCAGTATTTACTGCTTTCAATTGTTTACGAACTTCCATCCATTCAAGAGATAACTTTTCGTCAAATCCGTGTTCAAGTAGCGAAGCTAAAAAGCTATATTTATTATTCTTTTCATTCTTTTCATTCTTGTTAGTGGTCGTTTGTTGGTCGCTCGTTGGTCGCTCGTTGGTCGTTTCGTTGGTCTCTAATTGGTATTTATCATA